GTCAGGTCGCCATACTGTCGAGACAGGTAGGCCTTGGTCAGGTCGATCTGGACAGGCATGCGGGGCCCCTTTCGGGGGCCATTGCGCCATGCTTGCCGCAACCTGCGCTAGGCCGCGAAGCCTGACACCCGCCTCCTTTGGCTGGTCTTGGCGCCAGGCCGCGCCGCGTCCTCTGACACGATGGCCATCAGGCCGAAAGCGTCGGCCGCGTGGCTGGCCCAATCGTGCTCAGGCCCCAGGCCGATGTCGCGTTCCTCGTCCCGCTTCTCGTGATACCAGGCCAGCGCCGCGACACCGCCCTCGATCTCTGGCGTGTTGTCGAACCAGCAGGATGCGAACATCCGCCGGGTGGCGTTGATCCGCGACACGGCCGCGCCCGGCCCCTGGTTCGGCACCACCTCGACGGCATAGCCGGCATCGGTGAACGCAGACTCGTAGCTCACCGCAAAGACCTTGTCGTGCGTGGCCCCGTCGTGAGGCAGCCACACATCGGTGGTCTGGGGGGTGTAGCCGCGGTCATGCAGCCACTGCAGGTGCGTCGCGAACGGCTGGCCGACCGCCTCGTAGTAGTCGATGATCCTCCGCTCCTTGCCGACGAACTGCACAACCCACATCGCGAAGGCGTCCGCCTTGCGGCCGGTGCCTCCGATGTCGACGAACACGCGGTTGCGGAACATCGCGTCCCTCGCCAGGCGCCCGCCACCGATGCGGCGCTGTGCCTTCGCCTCGACGATCTGCCGGGTGTAGTAGGCGCCGACCGTGGTGGTCGCGTAATCGCCTTCCCAGATGTGGCTGTAGCCATCCGGGTCGGTGGCCAAGGTCTTGCGCCGTTGTTCCTCGAGGATCTTCGGGAAGCGCGGGTTGTCCCGCCAGTTCATCTCGGCGACCTTGTACCGAGGATCGGGATGCGCGCGCAGGTCTTGCCGGAAACGCTTGTCCGTCTCGGAGTGCTTGCGGGCCGGGTTCCACGTCACCCAAAGCTCCGAGTCCTCCTGCCGCAGCGTCGGGATCACGATGTCCCAACACTGCTTGGTGATCGGCTCGGCCTCGTCTGCCCACAGGATCAGGATCTTCGCCTTGGACTTCAGCGACATGATCGTGCGCTTGTCCAGGCCGCAGAACTTGAATTCGATGTTCCTCGACTTCGTGCGGATGTACTTGGCGCCGATGTCGAAGGCATCTGCGAGCCACGGATGCTCGAGGATCGCTCCCTCCACCTCGGCCTTCGACGAGTCATCGATCGAGTTCAGGAACTCCCGCCCGCAGACCATCACGCCCTTGCGGCCGGACCGGTCGAACATGTAGGCCCGAACCGCGATCATGAGCGCGAAGCTCATGGTCTTGCCGGACCCGCGCCCGCCGTGCGCGCCACGCACAAACGCATCGCCCGTGAAGATGTCGATCAGCTTCGGCGGGAGGGCGATCTGGGCAGATACCTCGGACACTGCACACTACCCCTTTGGAGCCAGCACTTGGGTCAACATGCGCAGCGCGCGATTCTCGTAATACCCAACTCGTTGCGCCGAAATTTCCAGTGCCATGCCGATTTCATGCAGAGTCATGTCGAGTTCAAATCGGCACTTCATGATCTTCAACTCTTTCGCACTCAGCCACCGCTCCGCCCACTCCCACACCTCCCGCAACAGAACTCCGCGCTTATCGTCATCGTCTGAAACCTCCATCAGAGATCGCATTCCGAACGACGGGGAGTCACCGATTTCATCCCCATCAGACAGCCAGATTCGATAGGCGATGCGGTGCGAATCCTTCCAGCGGCTGCCATACGGCTGACGAACACGCCCCTCATTCATCTTCGGCCCTCGGCTTCAGCGGCACCAATTCCACCCGCCCAACGTTGAGCGTCGGCCGCGATTGTTCGTTGTCCTTCTCGAACATCCCCAGCATGCGCGCGGCCGTCGCCGCCGCCGAGTTCTTGTCCCAGAACTTGTACTTGATCCGCCCGAGGTCGTCGATCTCGACCGCGGCCACCGCGGCGGCCGTCTCCGAGTCGACCTCGTCGGGCAGGTAGAACTTCGCCCGGCCCTCCTTGTCGCGCAGGATCAGCTTGGCAGGGTTGGCTCGCAGGATCGCCGCCAGCGCATTGCGCACGTCGGCCTGGTTGAGCACGGTGCGTTCGGCGATCTGGGCCTGCAGGGCGGTAACCCTAGCCCGAACACGGGCATCGTTGGCCAGCTTGGCCGCCTTGTTCCAGACGCTGTCCGGCTTCCACTTCAGCGATGCCGGGTAAGCCCTGCGGTAGGCGTCGGAGTTGTTCAACCCAGACGCGAGCGCCTGGGCGAAAGCCTCAGCCTGCGGCGTCAGCCCGTGCTCGTTCTTCACGACCGTTCCTTCTCGATCGCCGCCAACATCTCGGCGGTCCAGTTCCCGCTCTCGCGGACACCAGGCACGTCCAGCGGCAGGTAATCCTCGATGTTCTTCACTCGACAGGACAGCGCAGCGATCAACGATCTCGCGGCCACGCCCTCTTTGCGCAAGCAATCTTCGGCCGCGTTCAAATTCCGGTGCGCACGCGCGACAGCCATGGATCCTTCGCCGATGTTTTCGAGCCTCCCCGCGAGAAAGATGAACAACGCCAACTCAACGTGGCCGATCCCTTGATCCGGATCGGTTGTGACCGGAAACGACTTCACTTCTTCCCACTTCACGATGCACCCTCCAACTTCGCCCCATCCACCCCCGCCCACGAATCACAGATCGCGTGCATCCGCACGGAAAACCCATGCTGCCGGCACCTCGGGAATGGGTACTGGCCGCCAGGCACGGGCATGGCCACGCGCTTGCAGTTTCGGCAGGCCGGCGGATCCCCGTCGTAGTCGCACCGCTCGCGCTTGCGCTGCTCGACCTCGAGCCGGTGGCTGAACTTGCCGTTGGGCTTGCCGGGCTTCATGCCTTCACCTCCCGAACTTCGATTCCATGCACGAACAGCATCAGCTTGCGCTTCAGCCGGAACTCTGGAGTCACTGCGCCCTTGACATCCTCCACGACCGTCCTCCCCGTCCGATCGGTGTAGACGAAGTCCGCGATGTAGGTGCACTCCCGCTCATGCCCGCCGCTGGGCCGGGCGGTCTTCGGGATCAGCAGGTACGGCACCTGGCGCCGCAGATCCTTGATCTCGCGCGCCTTGAGCAGCATGGTCAGGTCGAGCCACCGCTTGAGCTCGGCCTTGCTGTCGAACGTCATGCCCTGGTGCACACACCGCACGTTGTGGTACTTCTGCCGGCCGCGCTGGCGCGGGTTGTCGCGCCAGTCGGTCAGGCTCGGGCGTTGGTCAGGTGCGAGCATCGCGCCCCTCCTTCTGCGCCTGCCACCACTCGCCGAACTCCAGTTCGAGCGTGCGGCGCATCTCGATGCCCTCGGCCGCTTCGACGGTCTGCAGGTACAGCCGTCGCTCGGCAGTGGACCCAGAGCCCTTGAGGTACTGCATGTGCCGCTTTGCAGATGCGGCGGGCCAGCCGACGAGGTCGGCGATGCGGGTGATGCGGTTGGAGATGGTCATCACAGCGCCCCTCGCGAGAACACCGACGCTGCCGGCGCAGCGTTGCGCCACGACCTCCCGAGACGGATGTTGATGATCCCGTTGCGGCTCATCCCGTACCGCAGGGCCAACGTCTTGTGAGACACGTCAGCCGGCGCCGATCGGATCTCGATCACCTGCTCAGGCGTGAGCTTCGCCCAGCCCAGCGCGACGGCAGCGTTACGGCGAGCGATGTACTCCCCCACCGACCCGCGGTTGCCGCGCTCATACGCACTCGCGGACGTTTGCGACCGAGTGCGCAGCCGCAGGCACGTCGGCGACACGCATCGTGCGTTACCGCACGCCGCGCTCACGCACAGCCCGTCGATGTCCATGCCGAGCAGTGTGGCGATGTACCGTCTCACCAACCACTGCTTCCCACCGATGTTCGCGGCCGGCGATCCGGCACTGTTGCAGCCGTTGCGCCACAGCATGCAGTCGCCTTCCTCGTCGCAGTAGTGCGCCAGGTTGTCCAGCGTCAGAATCACGTCACGCACCCCTTTCCTGCGGCACGCCGGCCGCCCTGAACACCTTGGCCTGGTAGGCCGTCCATTGCTCGCCGCGCCCTCGCTGCGCCGCGTGCTCATCCCATGTGCCGAGGCCGAGCTCGCGGCCCTTCGCCTCGATGCCGCTGCGCGTCTCGTGCCACGGCTTCTCGACCTTCGGCGCCAGCGCCAGCTTCGCGGCTTCCTCGCGCCGGCGGCGCAGCACCACGCACACCCAGCGCATCGGCGACTCGACCTTCTTCGACAGGGCTTCCTTCGCGATGCCGCCGAATTCCTCGGGCGTCGCCCCCTGGCGAATGAGCTCCGCGACCTCGGGGTCGGCGAGGTTGATCTGCGTCGGGTCCATGCCGGCGGCCTTCAGGGCCTTGCCCACGTCGCCGGCCTTGGTGGGCGCGAACGGGGGCGGCTTCGGCGGCGGGTCAGGCGGCGCAGGCGGTGGCGGTTCTGGCGGATCCCCGGGTTTCGGGTCTTCCGGCTCGCGCGCGCGGTGTGCGCTTGAAGTTTCAAACGGTATATCTCCTCTACTCTCCTCTCCTCTAGAGTGACCAGCCGTGACATCTGCGTGACTTGTTGTGACCTCTGCGTGACCTTGCGTGACATTGCGTGACGCATCCTCTGTCACGGAGGCTTTCGCCATCGCCGCCTCGTGCTCGCGCTGCCGTTGCCGGCGCTTTCGATCGTTCGCGGTTTCGTCCTCGCGCTTGGGCTGCCGACGTGACCAAGCGGTCACAGTTGCCGCGTTTCCATCGATCAGGCCACGGTCTTCCATGGCCAGGAGGATCGCGTTGGTGCGTCCATCAGGGAGATTCAGCATGCAGTCAATCGCCTCGCAGTCGATGCGCCCAATGCTCCCGCGGTCTTCCGCTGCGCTGGCTTCCTCGAGCAGGACGGCCCAGACAGTGATGACCTCGGACAGCGTTGCTTCTGCTCGCTTGGCCACCAGCCGGAACTTCGGATCCGACACTGACCCGTGGTGCCACCGAAACCACTCGATCCCGCCGCTCATGGGGTCGCTCCCTCCCCCAGGCGCCACAAGCGACCACCAGCCGTGCCATGCCCCTTCCTGCGGGCACAGAACCCAACGAACTCGATCCGCTTGCGCCTGGCCAGCGACTGATACACCGCCCCGAATGCGCGGTCATCGTGCGGCACCAGGCCGGCCAGCTTCGCCGCGTCCGTGATCAGTTCGGACGACGACACGCCATGGTCGCGCAGGTACTCGAGCACGAACGCCTTGGCGCGCTCGGAGAAGTCCGGCACGTCGTCCTCTGCGCGCTCGGCGCACAGGCCGGCCATCTGTGCGCCGATGGCGCGAGCGAACACGAACGACATCTGCTGCTCGCTCATCTCACCACCCCGCCCCTGCGCCCTGGCCGGTCGGGCACATGCACGCGATTGGTCATGACCTTCGCCGGCTTCGCCGACAGGGGGCCCATGTAGCCCTTCATCGATTGCACGCCGGCCAGCGCACCGTTCTCACGGTTGCGCGTCGACACCTCGGACGCGGACATGCCGCAAGCCCGCGGCATCATCGACAGAGGATCCTCGCGGTCGCACAGACGCGACCGGAACCCAGGCGGCCAGACGTTGCCGAAACGGTCGAACACCTGAAACGTGTCAGGCACGGGGGCGCGAGCGCGGGTGCGTGTCATTGGTGATGGCCCTGTACTTGAGATAGCGCGGATTGCGCGTGTCTTGGAACGTCGTGACCATGCCGCGGCGCTGCAGGATCACGAGCGCCCAGGACACGGTCTTGACGGAGATGCGCCGCTCGAACATGCCGAGAGCGGCGTTGTGCAGCTGCCCCGCGGTCCACAGACGGGCAGGATCTGCGCAGAGGATGGCCAGCAGGATCCAGGGGGTCGAGCCCTCGTGGATCAGGCCCAGCGTTGGGGCGACGCGCCGCCGCGGTGGCGGCCGGTCGGCCGTCGTGGTCACGCGGATCAGTTGAGCGGCGACCCATGCAGTGCTCACAGAGCGGCGATCCTGGCGGCGAGTTTGGAGAGGTCAGCAGCAGCGGCCAGGAACTGCCGTTGCAGTTCGTCTCGCTGGTCGGCGGGGGCCGACGGAACGGGCGGCTGATACCCGAGCTCGGCGCACAGCCACTCGAGGAAACTGTGCTTGCCCCGCTGACGGGCGAGGCGCGCGATGTGCACGACTTCATCCGGGCCCAGCTTCTCGGCGCGATCCGGGTTCAGGCAGGCCAACAGGCGACGCTGCGCGGCCTCGACCCCCATCGCGGGCCAAAGCGCGACGCCAACCACCTTCGGATTGACCTGCGCCGACCATCGGGCCATGAGCACCACCTACGCAGCGCGAGCGATGTCCAGAAACGGCCGGCCCTTCGGGTGCGGCCACGCGGGATCAGGAATCCGCCCCCACGGTTCCTCGGGGCACATTTCCTCGACGGCCATCGCACCCTTCAGCCCGCGCTCGATGGCAGGCGCGTACTGGACCGGGATCGATCCGCGGTGCTTCCACGCCCAGGCCGAGGCCGTGGGCTTCTTCCCGCGTTCCCCGAATACGATCTCGCCGAGGTTCGTCGGCCCGCCAGCCAAGCGCATTGCGCGGGCGGCGGCGGTTTCGATGGTCTTGGGTTTGCGCTTCATAGGTCGCCAGTCTACCCTCCGTAGAATGCGCGCGTCAACTGCCCGTAGCATGCCGAATTCGTGGGCCGGCCACAGTTGACCCATGGCAACGATCGAATGGAGCGCGGACGCAGACCGCGCGATGGGCAGGAGGATCGCGGCGGCGCGATCAGCCAGCGGGCTCACGCTCGCGCATGTCGCAGACGCCCTAGGTGTCACGCGCGCGACAGTCGGTCATTGGGAAACCGGATTCAGGGCGATCAAGCATCACGACCTGGCGCGCCTGGCGCGGCTCCTGCGGATCAGCGCCGACGAGATCCTGTTCGGCGAGCGCGTCTGGCCACTGGCCGGTATCGACCCTGAGTCGGTGCGCGACCTTGATCCCATCGACCTCGGCCGCCTCGAGGGCATGATTCTGGCCATGGCCGACCAGTTCGGCATGCAGATCAAACGCCGCGCAGCGTGACGCAGACCGCCGACATCTACTCTTTCCCGCAGACGACAATCAGTACATCCTCAGACGGACGGAAGACCGGCTACGCCAAGATCATGCGGGTTGACTTCACACAAGGACGACCATGAATCTGACAGCGATCACATCGCACGCAGCGGCGGCCCTGGTGCCGGTGGCGATCGTCTGGGGCCTGGCCTGGGCGATCCTGATCCGCTGGAAGAACTTGCGCACGCCAGGCGATTCGGCCATGTGGCACTTTCTGGCCTGCCTGGCCATTGCAACCGCACTACACATCGCTGACGAGATGCACCCCTTGTTCATCCTGATCGTCTGCATCGCATCGGTCGCGTTCCTGCGGGGGCGGTCCAGGCCGGCAGAATGACCCGCGCAGCCGCACTTCTCGTCGCGATCCTGTCGGCCTGCTCGAGTCAGGTCGACGCGCCGCCCGTTCCACGGCCGCCACCGGCCGCGCCACGACTGGTCCACTCGTTGCCATTGCCACCCGGCGCCGGGATCCACATCGTCGAGATCCCGCAGCCAGACACCATCGAGTCCGTGCGCTGCATCGTGGCCGTCTCAGAGACTGGATCGGTGTCTGCCGCGTGCCCGACCAAGGGGCTGGACCTTGCGAGCCCTGACCCCTGAAATTTTTTTGCCGAGACGGTCTACTCCCCGTTGACACTCCAGGTCTACCCATCGTAGACTCTCAATGTGGGCACAACAGCCCCGGGAGAGACAGATGAACCACCCACTGATGACCGACCTGCTGAGCAGCATCCGCTCGATGCCGCAGGTCATCCAGGCCGCCACGGTCTACCGGCCCCGCGTCGGTCGCACCTCGCGCGGCTTCCTGTCCGCCACTGACGCCGTCGCCTACGAGGACGGCTTCATGCAGTACCCGGCCCTGCCGGTGCCGTGCAGCGGCACGCCGGCCGCGACGGGCTGGTTCGACGCCGAGCACGAGGCGATGGACCGCGCCAGCCATCTGCGCAGCGCCGAGTGCGACGACTGAAGAGGCGGCCATGAACGAAGAACTCATGACCTCGCCCGGCTTCGTCGGCATCCGCTCGATGGACCGCAGGACCTGGCTGATCGGCGCCCGGCCCTGCGTGGCCGATGGCTTCCCGAGCTTCACATGGCTGCTGTACGCCGTGTGCGACGACTTCGGCAACCTCGTGGAGGTGAGCAAGTGAACGACCAACTGCCCGAAGCCATCGGCGCCGCGTTCGTTGACGCGCTGCTGGTGATCATCCTCGTCGGTTTTCTGGCCTGGGCCGCGGCGGGGTATCCGTGATGACACGCACCGAGCCGAGCCGGCCGCTGATTCCGGCACCCGGTCAACGCGCGATGCGCCGCTACGTTCCAGCGCACGAGACCGACATCCGCCGCACGTTCGACCGTGCACGCAGGCTGCAACGTTTGAAGGCATCCAATGAACGCCCCTGACCGCAGCATCCTGCTGGGCCTGTTCGAGAACATGCCCTTCGATGACTACCTGAAGGTCGACGCGCTGAGCGCCACCGGTCTGAAGCAGCTTGCTCGCTCGCCTTGGCACTACCGCAACCGCGTGGACATCGATCCGACTCCGGCCATGCTGCGCGGCACGCTGGCGCACTGCGCGGTGTTGGAGCCCGAAGCAATGGCTCAGCGCTACGTTGTGCTTCCAGAGGACGCTCCGCGAAAGCCGACCCGAGCGCAGTGGGAGGCGAAGAAGCCCAGCGCAGAGAGCCTGGCCGCAATGGATTGGTGGCGGCAGTTCAAGGATGAAAGCGCTGGCCGCGATCTGGTTTCGTTCGCCGACTATGCGCTGTGCCAGGCCCAACTGGCCGCCATTGCAGCCCAGCCAGAACTGGCCGAGTTGCTGCGCGCAGGCCGCGGAGAAGTCTCGATCTTCTGGATCGATGAGGCGACAGGCATCTACTGCAAGGCCCGGCCCGACTGGCTTCCGACAGCCAATGGCCAAAGCATCCGACCGTTGGACCTGAAAACCTGCACAGACGAGTCTCCGAATGGATTCGGCCGTGCGGCTGCACGCCTGCGCTATGACCTGCAGGACGCGCACTACACCGCCGGCATTGAGGCCGTTACCGGCATGTCTGTGGATGCCTTTGTCTTCGGCGCGGTGAGCAGCAAGCCGCCCATCCTCGCCGTGCCCTACATCCTCACGGATGAGGTACGCGACCATGGCCGCGATGAGCGACGCGAGCTGATGGACCGCCTGGCCTGGTGCATACGCGAAAACAAGTGGCCTGCCTATGGGGACGGCCTGCAACTGCTGGACTTCCCGGCCTATGCCAAGGCCGGCGGCGAAGTCGAGATCAATGACATCGAAGGGTGAACACCATGAACACCGACGTGCGCGATCTGCGCTCCACCATCATTCCGAAGAGCGACCAGCTCAACAGCGAGCAGCTGTTGGGCGGGCCGATGATCATCACGGTCTCCGACGTGCGCGTCGGCAGCGGCGACGAACAGCCGGTGTCGGTGTTCTACGCACGCGACCCGCAGCGCCCATTCAAGCCCTGCAAGACCATGCGCAAGCTGCTGATTCATGCCTGGGGCTCGGACGGCACCCAATGGATCGGCAAATCGATGGAGCTGTTCAACGAGCCGACGATCAAGTTCGGCGGGGAAGTTGTCGGCGGCATCCGCATCTCGCGCATGTCAGGAATCAATCCGAAGGGCATCGAGGTCTCGCTGACCCAGACGCGTGGACGAAAGACGCTGCACAAGGTGATGCCTCTCAAGGCATCGGCCGAGTTGACGGCGGCGCTGGAAGCGATCGAAGCCGCGACTGGCAAGGATTCGCTGAAGAAGGCCCGCGCCTTGGCTGAGGCGCTGGAGTCTCCGGCCGACATCGAATCGGCTGTCGCTGCGTACAAGCGCCGCGTCGAGTCCCTGAAGGCGGCTGCTTCCGCCAACAACGGCGGCGCTGCACCTACATCAACCACCAAGCCCCTCGACCAGTACCGCGCCGAGATCGACGGCGCCGAGAGCGCGGAGGCTGCGCAGAGCGTGCTGGACGATGCCGGCGGACTGTCGCCTGAAGACCAAGAGCACCTGAAGAAGGCCTTCGCGATGGCCTGGGAGC